TCACTATATCTTATTGGATATTTTGATAAAGTCCAAAGAAAAGTTGTCAGCAATTGCATGAAGGGTCATCGTCTCCATTATTGGAAAGATGATCAAGAAACAGTCGTAGAACAAACTTGGGGGCAGCTCATGGGAGCGCCTAATAGTTTTATCTTTCTCTGTTTAGCCAATGCGGCCGTTAATTGGGTCGCTGCCGAGTACTACTTTGGAGGATCACTTTCGTACGAAGAATGGGTCGAATGGTTTCGACCGATCTTTAACGGTGATGATACCTCGTTCTTAAGTAATACACTCCATTATGAAATTTGGAGGCAAGTGGCATCATGTGCTGGACTAAATTCGTCATTGGGTAAGAGCTATTGCTCCCCGGACTTTGTTATGATAAATAGTGAACTATATGTGCCTGAAGTAGATGAAAATGGTGTGATTTCTGAGTTCCAAGATGTATTCGTTCTCAACCCCGGCCTTATTAAAGGGCAGGCGAAAGTCATTGAAGATGACAGAGAAGACAGAATTAGCTATCAAGTTAATGACTGTAAATACAATTTGGATAGAGATTGGAAGTTAACAACACTCGATAAATTATTACCTCTGGTAGACCAACTTAATAAAGCCACACAGAAGTGTAGCCCATTCGAAGTAGAGCAATGTAAGAATATTTTCTTAGGCCATGTGATGGAAAGACTAAAAAAGTCGAATCGTCCATGGAGCGTTCCTCGAATGTTGGGTGGTTTGGGTCTATCGGGTGTAGGTCATTCGACCTATAGTCAAAGAAAAGCAGTCGCTTACCTCCTTATGCAAGAGGATGTTAAGTCTCTGATTCGCGGTCCTAGGGAACAGCCAGATTACCTCGTTACAAGTAGAGGAACGATGGATGAACTCGAGGAGGCACTTGGAGTTTCTTATACGAAATCCATGTGGATTGATACCGATTTAGTATCTCCCGCTGCTAGAGATCTGTTTGCGAACGACTATGATGATAGCTTTACGTTTGATAGTGTTGTTTTTGGTGAGAAGGTGGAGACGGTTGGCGAGGATAATTATGGCAAACTTCTCAAGGAATCTCTTAAAGCCCCATGGGTTAAAGAGATTTCTTTAGAAGGCCTTGCGAAGTACGAGGACGGATCAAAATTTTATATTCCGTCAATTCGTGATGCGCCGATTATCCTCCGCTAGGTCGAGGGTAAAGTAAAAGCCTCAACTTGTGTGAACCTTTGAGTAAGAGAAGCAAGTTTCATCG